AAACAGCTGATTTTTTAGGTCCAGAAGGTGTTTTTTTGGGTTTGTTAAAACCAGAAAAAGTTTCCCCTCTATAAACAATTTTACCACTAGGTGTTCTTTTTACATCTTTTGTAGTAGCCATTATGCAACCTTTCTTTTGGTTTTTTTCTTTTGTTGGTTTATAAAAGTTCTGTATACACCAGCCGCTCCCGTTTTTCCAGCAACTCTTGCTCTTTGCTCCATCGCTATTGCTGCTTGGGTTTTATGAGCATGGGTTTTCCCAGAGTTTTTTATTTTACTCACTGATTTTTTAGCATCTGCTACCGTAGCAAATTTCAAACCTCTTATCGTGCCTTTAGGGTTTTCATCTGTGTATAAATCAGAATGTTTTTTACTACCAACTGGTTGTCCCTTTTTTCTTGGTATGCGTTTATTGGTACTAGCCATATTAAGACAAGAAAAATGTTATTGAATCGATAGCAGTAAGAGTGGTCAACTGAGGATTAGTATTACATTTTATACCCTCATCTGGAATAGTAATAGAATCCGTTTGTGAGGTTGTAGAAGCAATACTTAAAACAGTATCTCCTGCTGCACCATCTTTTACAATAAAAGCAGGACTACCTGAACTGTTAGTTTTTAAGTAAATACCAACAATTCTAGATGGTCCTGCAAAAATAGCTCCTGTGCTTGTTAATGTGACTGCTTTGACATCAGATCCAGCCATTTATTTCTCCTTAATTTTTCCTTCCAAAACAGCAGCTTTATATTCCGCACTCCACTTTGGAAAGTTAATTGTTTCAGTAGGTTTGGTCGTTTTTGTTTCTTTTTTCTTAATAGTTTTTATCATAAGCTACTCCTAAGAACCAGCGTATGTTACACCACGATCTTGAGCAACCATAATATAATCTATAGACATCGACTTTGTTCCTGTAGCGTTTCCAGAAATTTCCATCGCTGCCGCAGTCATATTAGCTGTCGGTATATTAGTAGTGTGTGTTCCAACAAGTTTCCTATTGATAAAATACTGAACAGTATCAGTGGAAGTTCCTTTTGTAGCAACAAAACTTACAGTGACATTTGTATCATCAGCAAAATCATTTGTTGTTCCTGACAAAGTTGTATCAGTTTCTGTGCCACCAGACTCTGAAATTAAATGAGGAGTAGCGTCCCCATCATCAATTTGAAAACCAATTCTATTAGCAGCAGCTAAACAGTTTTCTGGGTTTGTTGCAAAGTTTTCACAAATACCAATAAACAAATCCATCTGATCAGCATCAGACATAGAAAAACGAGCTTCAAAATAAAGTTTTTCACCGTCAGTAGAAGGTAAAGCAAATATTTCATTACCTTGAATAGAACTACCATCATTATCTGTAGTGGCTTGTGAAGAAAGTTTTACTGAACCGTTTAAAACATCTGCGTCTATTGCAACAGCAGCACTTGAATCTTTTACAACAGTCCAATCGTTTGTAGTATCTAAAGCTACACCAGTAAAGTCATCCATATAAATAACTTGATCAGGCCATGCTTTAATGTTTAAATTTTCTAATGTAGGTCTAGCATTGGAAAATAATACTGGACCCGAAAAATGTGTTTTACCCATATCTTAGTACCTCCTAACGAAAGGGTTTTGCTCTAGAGTCTTCGTTAGCGTCTGCTCAGCCAGTCGCTAGAGCTGTTAATCTGAGATAAATTTATAATACCTAAAAAAAGGGTGACACGCAAGTCACCCTTTTATTTAGTCTAACTTTTAAGAAAGTTACGCTCCAGGAGAGCCGAATACACAACGAGGATCGGATACACCAAAACTGTATCTTTCTCTTGCTTTGTATCTAACATTTCCTGTATCAAAATCACCTTCCATAGATGTTTTGATAGCTGCTCTTTCAAAATGTTTAAAACCATTAGGAGCGTCTGTTTTAATAAAGAACGCATCCGTATCAGTCAAGAAATTATTTACTACATATCCATCAGGTAACATACCCATGTTTCTCATAGCATTAACATCATTATCTGAAGTTCCTGGTCTTAAGTTGCTTGCCATTAAACGCTCAGCTACAAATTGCAACGCAGAAGGAATAATTAGTTTTCTTCCTTGCAAAGCAATTTTTAAACCTCTTTCATCAATAAACGCAGCAATATCAATTAATGATTGCTCCAATGATGTTTCGTTTAAATCAGCAGCAGTAGTCAACTCATTTCTAAAGTTGCCTCCACCTACAGTTGGGTGGTCAGTAGCACAAAGCTCCTTACCATCACCGTAAGTAACGGAACTGTCAAATGCGTTGTTCAAAACAGCCGCAGCTTTCACTTGTTTAGTATTCGCCATAGATCTTGCTAACGCACGAGTATAACGACTAGAAAGACGATCATAAAGATTATCTTCTACCGCTTCCTCAGTGATAGCAAATGCTAACGCAATAGTCTCATGAGTATAACGAGCAGTAAACGATTCGTTTGCAGTATCAAAAGTTACTGCTGCACCTTCTCCTTTTACAGGAGCCTGTCCAAATCCAGCCAACATTACTTCTTCCTCAAAAGCTCGGTCAGAAGTTTCTGTTTCGTAGATTTCAGCGTGCTGATTATCGTACCTGTCATACTCAAGTCCAAATAAAGCGTTCAATCCTGGTTCTAGTTCTTTTAGAAGTTGTGATCTAGTTATTGCCATTACATTCCCTCCTATATACCAGCACCAGTACCGTTAGCATTATAACGATAAAAGTGATTGTTTAACATTACTATTACTTTTCTACCAGCAACAGTTGCATCAGAGTTTGAGGGTGAATCCTCAAATCCAACTACTCTCATATTAAGAGTATTTGTTGTTGCTAGAGTACTAACAGCTAATTCAGCTGAAGATTTACCAGTAGTATCATCTCCTGATGTTCCACTAGAAAAGTTCGCATTAGCGTGAACTCCTGCTTGAGTCATTGCTGCATCTGCATTAATCAAAAATAATTGATCAGGGTGTGCAGAAATCAAAGCAGTCGCTGCTGTACTTGATTTTACAGCTGAAGTTCCAGGCCACTTGTTAGCGAACTTGGTATCTCCATTTAAATCAATATACTTGCAGCCAATAAACGCTCCGAGTAAAGGAACAGTTCCACCAGCGGCAGCTCCGACAATATCAACCAAACCATTTGCTAGAGGTATTACTGGAGTGCCTTCATAAATCGTACTTGAAGTACCAGCCACACCTGTGGTTTGTATATCGAATGTCATCACACCATTTGAGTTTGTTCCCGCACCGAGCATCTTATAGGGTCTAAGCCCAAAAGCGACATCTATATTTGCCATTTTCTCGATCCTTTCAAATCAAATTAATATTATTCAGAGGTTTTTTTGCCTCCAAAAGTTATTTTACTCTGCCTCTCAGGTTTACTGATTGGCATTGATGGATGATTTTCCCTCATTAAATCATTGTCGACAGCAGTCATTTGATCTTCTGTCTTTTTTTCAAAAAACTTTTTTCTTTCTTTTGCTGATTCAACGGGGAAGCGTGCCAAGACCAATCCGCCTACACCAATAACTCCAGCGTGTTTGCCGTCTTGAATGGTGGGAGCTTCAAAATCTGGGTATTCATCTGCACGAACAAGTTCAAAGCCTTCGCGGAGGCGAGCAGAAAGATTTTTTTTATCATCGAAACCCATAACAGATTCTCTTATCCAGCGATGAATAAATCCTTCAGGTGGTGTGGGTGCGTCTAAACTAGACGGTGGTCTCCAAGGTTTTCTTCGAGACTGTTTTTCCCTTGTTTGGGAAGTGCGTGGTGTTTGATCTACCATAGTAGTTTTCTCCTCACGAATTAGGGTTTACATTTCGCTCAGCTTGTATTTTTAATACTTGCTTTGCGTATTGTTCTGGTGTAACGCCAATTTTTCTGGCTATAGCCAACTCAGATTGGGATAACTTAACTGTTTTTTTCTTTGTATTACCAGAATTCCTGCTAACCGAAGCAACAACAGGACCATTATTTTTTACTGTCTCTTGTTCGGTATCACTTTTAAATTTTTGTGGCCAATCCCTACGCATTTGCTTATCCATTTCTTCGTAGTATTCGTCTGAAGATCCATCGTAACCTTGTGCTAACAATTTTTTATGAATACTAAATGCAGTGAGAGTCATAGGTTCATCAGTTCCAAACCAAGTATTTTTTTCTCCCCATGCAATAGCTTTAGGGTCAGGTCCTTGTTGAGGTGGTGCTTGCTGAGGCTGTGCTTGCTGAGTTTGTGCTTGTTGCGGTTGAGCAGTTGCCTCTTCTTTTTGTTGTTTTATATATTCAAGTCTATTATTATCTTGAGCTAAATTAGCTAATTCTGTTTGTACTTTTACTTGCGTTTCTGTGTCGCCATCATCAATAGCTTTTTTCAACTGTCCTTGTAAAGCTGTTTTTTGTATGGTTACTCTGTTTTCTAATTCTTTTACATAGTTCCCATCTATTTTTTGAGTTTGAGCTTTTAATTCTTCCAATTCTTTTTTAGCTGATTCCGCATATTGCAACGCAGCTCTTTCTCTTCGCTCATGTTCTTTTGCTTTTGCTGTTAATTTACCTATTCTTTTTTGAACTTTTTCGCTGTACTCATTAAGTTCTTCCTCTTTGTCTCGGGGTTTTTCTTCCGTGGCAACAGAAACTTCTGGTTCCACTGTTTCTTTTTGTGTTTTTGTTTCTTTTTCTGGCTCCAAAGGAACTTCAATAGTGCTTTCTTCTGTTATTTTTTCTGCTGTGTTTTCTTGCATTACTTCTCCATAATGTTAAAATTGATGTACTATGTCTTCAGGGTCTTGTATGACAGCCAAGATTTCATCATCATTTAAGATTCTAACTTCTCCGCCTTCTATTTTAAAACGACTACCAGCATATCTACCAAAAATAACCCAGTCTTGTTCTTTACACCAAGCACCAGTTTCGCCAAATTTTTCTTGATCTTTGTATGCTAGAGGTCCGACCTTTAAAACATAACCGCAAACAGTAGCAACCGCTTGAGTATCCACAGTTTTTTCGGGTAACAAAACACCGCCTTGTGTTTTGCCTTTACCTCTGTATGGTAGAATTAATATTCTCCATCCTGTAGGACTAGGTAATTTTTCCAAAGACGTTTTATCTTCTTGTTTTGCAAACCGTTCTGGAACTAATAACTTACCCATTTTTTTCTTCTCTTTCTAGCAGGTCTTTTAACTCCTGTTCTATAATAACGAGCTCTTGCAATTTTGCACGAAGCTCTTTAAAAGACTCAAAGTCATTTACAGGACCATAACATATGGTTTCTCTTATGTCCTCTTGTCTCTTGCGTATCATCTTAAGTGACTTTTCGTAAAAGTAAAGCGTTTCCATCAATTATTTCGTTAATTTTTTATGTTTTTCAAAAGACCTTAATCCTCCGAGTCCTAACATTCCTAATAATACAGTCATTAGCGTGTCCATATCAAAAGAAGGTATATCCATTTTTAAACCAAAAATAGCTAAGAAAAATATTAAAAGTGGTTGAATTATAAAATGATACCCCATCGCTAAAGTGCATATCCACCCACACGCAGGACGCCAACCAGCAATCCACCAACTTCTAGATTTAGCTTCTTCTTTATTAACTTCTATTTGTGCAGTAGCTATTTCATGCGAATGTTTGTCCGCCATTGTTGCTATTTCATGAGCAAGTTTATTTTTTTGATCCTTATCTTCTATGAATTTATCTAATAGTCCAGCAACAGGACCTATAAGTGCTTGAAACATTAAAATACTCCTTTAAAATCTATGCCAGCCAAAGAAGCACCACCGCCTCTAGAAACATTAGCGTTAGCCATCCTATTTTTTGTTTTGTCGAGGACTGCTTCACCGCCTCCACCAAACTTTTTGCGTATTGTATTTTTTCCTTTATTTTTTCCAACATTATTAAATCCTTTCATAATAGTTCCTTATTTTCTAGTGCGTTCTAAAGCTATTCGGGCTCGCATATTAGCTATATCCTCAGTAGATTGTATGCGTTCCCTAGCAATAGAACCTTGTTGTTGTGTTTTCATTTGCTCTTGTTTTAATTTTTGTTGCTCGTTAAACGCATCTGTTTGCTGTTCTTGAGCACGAAGAGCGAGCTCTTGTTGTTTTAACGCCACCAACGGTTCTTGGTCTGGTTGCGGAGGATTCCTTTGTAAATAATCTAACATTAATTGAGATTGTATTTCTGCTACTTTAGAAGCAACTAAGTCTGGGTTTTGTTGTTCTTGTGGTTGTAATTGTTGAGCGGCTAATACTTGGGCTTTCAAACCAATATGCTCAAAAATATGTTTTTCTAAAGTAAGTAAAACTGCTGGTTGCATTTTAGCAACTTTTGATTGCATATACGATAAATGCACTGCTATATGGGCATCGTGGTTTTGCGTAGGATATGCCTGTAATTTAGTTTGACCAGCCGCAGCAACTGATGCGTCTTGGTTTTCTTGGGCTGGGTCTCTAGGTGCAGGAACCATACGAGGTTTTAATATCTGATCAACATTCTTTACACCTAATGCTTCATAGACACGTCGGTAAGATTCATAAAGGTTGTGTAAATCTGGTGCTGCACTTGCAAGTTTTAACTGTTCTTGTGCTAAAACTACTCTTTGCGACATACTAAAAATATTTGGATCACTAACTGGTATAATATCAATGCGAGCATCAAAATCTGTTGTTTTTACTTGTGAATCAACTCCAACAGGGTAGGGATATGGGTTTGGATCTTGTCCAAATAACCGTGCTAATAATTTTAATTCATTTTTTAAACTAGCGTGTAACCGTTTATGTACCGCAGAAATTATTCTAGCTCCCCTTTCTAACAACGCAATAGTCGTACCGACTGGTGTTTCTTGGTTTCCATCACCTACACCTATATCTGTTGTCCCAATAAACCGTTGAGCTGACTGTACAACAAAACCCATCAGCTGAAACAGCGTACCAGACGGTTCTTTGTACGGTAAAGCCATCAAACTTGTGCGTAAATCACCTCCAGGAACATCAACATCTCTAAATTCTCCAGGTTGGAGCGGTTCAGAATCATCAGCGATGCGTAAACCTCTAGCTTTGAACCCAGCAGGCATATTTGACAATGTTCCAGCGTCAATTAATTGTCTTAAATTAGCAGTAGCAGTTCTAGAAAGGTTTCCAAGCAAATGGATCAGTCCAAAACCGTAAAAACCTAGTCCTGGAGTGAATTTATACTGCACAAAATGCGGTATTTTGTCTTTTTTTGCGTCATCAGGCATAAAATTACGTCTCACACTCAATACATCTTGGGTGTCAGAGCAAACTGTAACAATATAGGGAAGTTTTATGCCTGAGTTTTCGCCGTCTATCTTCTTATCGGGGTATTCTTCAAGGTCAAAGTAACAATGGCACTCAAATAAAGTGTATTCTTCTTCGTAAGAATTAGTAGATTTACCCTCTATTTGGTCATATTTTTCTTCTATACCACCAGTGTCTTCAGATAAACCGCCTTTTAACTCCATATCTTTATAAAAACCACTTACTTGTAACTTACGGAGTTCATTTTCGTTCATTTTTATAATATGGGAAACTCTTTCAGCCGACCGTATATCAGAGGCAGTGTACGGTACAACTACATCTTCTGCTGGTATGAACTTACTTACTGGTCGTTTCATCAAATCGTCAAAATAAACCTTTTTAAACGCACTGCCAGCAAGCCCTAGGAAAAATAACATCTGGTCAAATTCAGGTTCGTACTCTTCCATTTCATACATAATTTGATAATTCATATAATCTTCTACTCGTTGGGCTTGTTTTTCGATTTCTGCGGTAGGTTCGCCTACAATTTGAGCACGAACAGGTCCCGATGAAGGTAACATTTCTTTATATGCTCCTGCTTGAAACTGTGTAACTGCTTCATTTAATATTGGATGCACTACACCAGTAGCACCATCAAACGGTTCTGTTCTTTGTTCATAACGCAAGCCTAATAAATCTAATCCATTTGTGTAACTATCTTCCCAATCTTTGCGACTGTTTTTATCTTCTTCCACAGAAGTCATTACATAACGAGATATTTCAGAAAGCGTTGAATCAGAAAGTCCATCGACCAAGTTCCCATAAAAATCATCAGGTTCAACACCAACCTCAGATTCTTCTTCACCAAAAGTTACTTCTGCACCACCGTCTTCGTCTGCTTCTACTTCAACATCCATATTTAAAAAATCATCTTCCTGTCCCTGAAGGTTTTCTTCTTCAACAGAAAATTCACTCAACACATCATTAGAAATTAAACTCTTTTCTACATTTGATGGTTTTTTTATTTTTTCTATTTCTTCAGCCATCAGTAATAAATCCTTTCTCTGTTAATACCAATACGGTCTTCTTCGTAATCATCAGGGTGTGATATAAAGCCGCCTTCTCTAAATCTGCGTAACGCTTGTGTAACCGTATCAACATAATCATCGTGTTCTCCAGCAGGAAAAGCCGCACATTCTTCAATGACCTCTTCTCCCCATCGGGTATCTGGAATCCATACTAACCCACTTTCGACTATTGGTGCAACTGAATTCACACGAGCAAATTTATCATTCCCTCTACTTGGGCTATAATTCATAACTGGTATTCCCATATTACGCAGTTCTTGAGTCAATGGCATACCACTAGCTTTTGCCTCAACTAATACACATTCAGGATCCCAATATTTATATTCTTCTAATGCTACTCGTCGTAATTCAGGGAACTCCCATCGGTCTTTGCGAGCATCGCACAAAATTATATTCGGTGTTCCTGTTTCTTCTGGGTAAAAAACACCCCATGTTGTTATTGCACTATAGTCAGCATTATTGTTTTTATTAAACGCTGTATCATAACTTTGCATTACATATTCTAAGGGTGGCATTTCTTTCTTTTTCCATCGTCGCCACCAATCCCTTTTTAAAAGTGCTGACGCTTCACTTGTCGGGTTTTGTTGCCATTGGGCTTCCCACTTAGCTACAGATAAACTTCCTTTTACATTTAATAAATCTTTCTTATTCCAAAACTCTGGCCACATCGGTTCATCGGTTTCGGGCATCAAAGCTGGAAACTCTATTACTTCCCACTTATCCGCTAATATATCTCTAGCTTGTTGGCGTATCAACTTCCCTGTTAAATCGTTTTCTGCCCAGCGTGTCATTACAATTACTATGCTACCTCCAGGTTGCAAACGCTGTCGGGGTCCCGATGTATACCATTCATACGCATTTTCTAACGCAGTTGGACTTAACGCATCTTGCTCACTATGGGGGTCGTCCACTATTAATAAATCCGCACCACGCCCTGTAACCGCACCGCCCACTCCAGCAGCAAAATACTCTCCACCGTTTTCCGTTTCCCATCGTCCTGCTGCTTGGCTATCTAATCGCAAATTAACTTTATTAAAAACTTTTTTATATTCTTCTGAGTTCATCAAGTTTCTTGTTTTTCTACCAAATCTAAAAGCTAACTCAGCAGTGTGTGTAGTCTGCATAATTTTTAAAGTTGGTCTTTTACCTATTAACCACGCTGGAAGTAAAAAACTAGAAAATTCAGATTTCGTGTGTCGTGGTGGCATATTCACTATCAATCGTTTTAATTTTCCTTCTGCTAATAAATTAAACTTCTTCGCCATAATTTTATGGTGGCTACCTTCTATAAACTCTGGCCAAACTCTTTTAGTAAACTGCATAAAATCTAAGCGTGCTTTTTCAGCTTCAGTTAATTCTTTAGCCTTATTCATTAAATTAGCGTAATTTTTTAATTTTTCTTCGGGTATTATATCTAAATTATTTTTCATAATTCAAAACAATCTCCTCACCTTTTAAAATTTTTCTACTCGTATAAATATTAAAAATTAAATAATCGTCCCATTCTTCTTCTAAACATAAAACACTGTTATTGTTTTCTGCATGGTTTACAAATCCTCCAAGGGGTGTGCGTATATATCCAAAAATCATAGGTACTTTTATATGCGAAGATCCTAAGTCAAAGTTTTTTCTTATATCTTTTGTAGCAAAAATACCATGGCCATGTATATCACTTTTTCCTATTGTCAAATATTCAGGCAAAGGCTCGTAGTAAAACCTGTTCATTTGTAAATGAGTCACACTTTATTTTTTCTTTTTTAAATACAAATATAACTGGTCTACTAAATCACTTTTATGAAACCTTCTATCTAATTCTATACCATGCTTGCGACCCAAAGTTTCAAGTTCCTTTTTAGTCATCATCTGCAACGCAGTTCTTCGTACAGGTTTTTGAGGTTTTGGTCCAAACAACTTTTTCAAAAAACTAAACATAACACTCCTTTTATTCAGTTCATATTTTATTTATATATCGAAAATTTTTCAAGGGCAATGAACCTATTCTCAAAACAAACAATAAGGGGGTATGGCCTATGATATTTTTTTCATGTCCATAGAATCGTCCAAAACTTGCATTACGCTGACGCCTTATGTAATGCAAAGCTCTCAGGGGGGGTGCAAAAAAGCAAAATAAAACAAGCACATAAAAAAAGCCCCCAGTACCTATTTAAAGGTACTGGGGGCTAGGCTAGTGTAGTTAATTATTACTTAGTTTGGTTAGCTACTAGCTTTATAAAGCTAATACCCCATGCATTATTTGGGCTACCACCATTTAATAAAAATGTTGCACCCCATTT